CCGACTACATTGCCAGCGTATATCATTACTTAGAATACGAAATGAAAATTTCAGAGTACGGTACTCATTTAGAGACTGCTGAAATGTATTCTGAAGGTCAAAAGGCTGCTATCAAGAATAAGCTGATGGAAGCTAAAGAAAAAGTTAAAGAACTTAAGAAACTCCAAGCTGAAAAGAAATCTAAAGAAGATGCTAAATCATCAGTCAAAGAAGGCATTATGAGTGGTGGTGAAGAGTCTTGTACAGAATGCGGCGGTACTGGCATGGTTTACAGAGAAGCAACTCCAGTTCCGGATCATGTCAAAGGTAAAGTTGAAAAATACAAGCGTCAAGCCACTGCATTCCATGCAGCCAGCAAACGAATTGACAAAAATAAGAACGGTATTCCAGACGACGAGGAAGTTTCTGAAGAGCAAGGCGAGTTAAAGAAAACTGGCGATTCTAAAAAGACTCCTACTGGCACACTAACTAAAACTGACACAGGTGTTGTTCATAAAAATACCAGCTACTCCGATGGCGGCGATGCAGATGAACAATCAGGCAAAGGCAAAAAGAGTCATGCCAAAGCTCAAAGTGCCGCTGAAAAGAAAGAACTTGCTCCAAAACAAAAACAAAGTCCTAAGAGTGCTAAAACATGGGGCATGAAAGACGGTGCAAAGTTTGACAACAGAGATAAAGCTGTTGATGAAACTTATGGTCAGGGCGTTTACGCAGAAGGTAAAGGCGATGGTAACTTAGCTAACAATGCTAAACCATACGACAAGGTAACACGTGGTGATGTTATTGCCGGACGTCTTGGTAAAGATGAAAAAGGCGGTAAGGACAAGAAAGTTAAAGAAACACTTAAAGGTGATCAAGACAAAATCGATGTTGACGGTGATAAGAAAATTGAAAAATCAGATTTAGCTGCCTTACGTGCCGGTAAAAAAGTAGATGAAGCTTCAAAGCCATCAGCTGGTATGTCTAAGAAAGAAAAATCAGACACTGTTAAAGATGCCAAAGCAGGCAAGGACATTGGCAAGCCAGGCAAGAGCTTTGACAAAGTAGCTAAGGCTGCTGGTGGTGGCGAGAAGGGTGAGAAGATTGCCGCGGCTGCTATGTGGAAGAACAAAGCCAAAGCAATGAAAGAATCATTGGACAGCATGACTACATCACTGCCAGCACCAGAAGCAGACGATATGGCTATTGGAGAATCTGATACGCAGAATGAATTAGGTGCATTGGTTAAGTATGCATCTGAAAAAGATCCAGAAGGATTTGCGGCTGCACAAAACGATCCAGCTAAGTTATTTCAATTCTTACAACAGTTTGCTGAAAAGGATGCAAGTGACACTGGTACAGGAGGTGCTATAGGTGCTCCTAACACAATGCCACAGGCTATGGAACAAACTGAATCAGATATGGTATTTGAATCTACTGAATTTGATCGCATGAAAACGTTGATGCAACGTTTAAACGGATAATTGCAATGGACATGAAACGCATCTTAGAAAAATTAGATCAGGCCGCTGCCAAACCAGCAGTGGCAGATTCTAACGATATGAAAAAATTTGTAAACATCGTTAACGAAGGTGCAAATCCACATAAAGTTGCACTGCCAGTACAAATGGCTATGCAACACTATAACGAAAACAAAACCAAAGTTGTAAAAGATTCTGCTATTAGAAAGTATTTTCAAGAAGCACAAGATCAAGTAACAGAAGCAGCCATCCAAAAAACTGAACATTTAAGAATGTATGCACAACAAATCGCAGAACGTGTGATGGAAAATCGTTACGGTTCTAGAGATGCATATCAACGCGATTATGATTCAAGCATAAGTGGTATGGACGGTAGTGACAAACGTGACTTTAAGCGCCGCGAAATGGAGCATGAATTAGGTCACGAAACAAACAACTATGCTGTCAGCATTAATGGTAAAGTATGGAAAGTATTTGCCACACGTAGTCATGCTGAAGCAGTTGCACGTAAAATACAAATGAAAGATCCTACTAAGAAAGTAGGAGTTTACGAAACTGGTGCAGAAGTCAGCGAAGGTGTATTAGACACTGTGAAACAAATTGGAAGCAATGTCAAGGACGCACTAGTCGGAAAAAGTGCAGAGGGCTTAGCTAAAACTAGTCCACAGATGGCAGCTCTGATACAAATGAGAACACAGTATCCTAACAATGCCGAATTAGAAAGACGTATTAGTGATTTAGCATTTAGACTAAATCAAGGTCACGGTGAAGTGCAGGCTTACGATCCCAAAACAGGAAAACAGTTTTCAAAAGTTCCACTACCACCAAGATAAGACAAGGAAAAAGATATGGATTTAAGATCACTTATTGCTAAGATGGATGCTATAGAACAGCAAACATTTGTCCAAGAAGCAGAAGAATTACTCAACGAAAAGGTTCGCGTTCGTTACAGCGACGTTGAAGCAATTGCTAAACAATATCCAACCGACGAAGTTGCCCGAGGACAAGCACTGGCTAAATTGGCCAAAGAAAATGGATTACCTGGATTGTTTGACCCAGTAAGTAGAGAACTGGTAAAATTAGACGGTACACTGGCTAACTTTGCAGGAGCTGATCAAGCAACTGTGCAACGATTAAAACAGTGGGGATTACTTCCATTAGGTGCTAAAACTTCCAGCTGGCTAGGTGCTCGTGGCGAAGATGAAAAAACAGCAATGGGTGATAATTTATCTGCACAAAGTCGTGATGCAATGGTAGATAAAGCAGAAGCACTGATGAAGAAAGCTGTTGAAACTGCGTCAGCCGCCGTGGCAAAAGAAAGTGTGATGTTTAAAAGCGGTATTGCTGAAAGTTTAATTAAAGATTTTGGATACAGTCATACACTGTTAGAAGCTATTACTCCGCAAGAGCATACTGAACTTAAAAAACTTATCACAGACTTAACTCCGTTTGCTAGAATTGATCCAGATGTAACTGATATCATTGCACAATTTAGAGCATATAACCAACAACGTGATCAAATCATTGCACGTATTAAAGAACTAGTAGATGCCATCAAAGCTAAGAAGCCTGTACAGAAAGAAAGTTTAGCTGACTTTGCCAAAGGTGCTGATACTTTTATGCGAGGCGCGGCCAATGCGTTGACATTTGGATATGCTGACAATGCAGAAGCTTGGTTAAATTCAAAATTCAAAGGCACCAAATATGCTGATGAATTAAAAGCAACGCTAGACAGAACAGAAAACGATAAAACAAATAGTCCTTGGTTATACTACGGTGGTCAGGGTGCGGCGCTAGTTGCTACTGCACCAGTCACTGGACTTAAAGCAGGGTTAGCTCTTGGAGCAGGCGGCACTGCATTAGACATGGGTGTTCGTGAGCCAGGAAATCAAAGGACACTGGATACACGAACACAACAGAGACAGGCTGCTAATCCTAGATACGATCCAGCTATTGAACAATTACAACGACAACTTAAGAGACTAGGTTATAACCTAGGAGCTACTGGTCCAAATAAAGATGGTATTGATGGTGTTTTAGGGGATAAAACTAGAAAAGCGGCTGCGGCTGCAAAACTAGAATTGCCTAAAGCAAATGCAACTAGAGGTACTGCAACGGCTCCTGCGACAGCAACGGCTCCTGCGACAGCGCCTGCATCTGCAACAAAACCTACAACAGGAGATTTGGCTAGAGCTGATCGAGCAAGTGCAACTGCATCTGCGCCAGCGACTGCATCTGCGCCAGCGACTGCATCTGCGCCAGCAACTGCATCTGCGCCAGCAACTGCATCTGCGCCAGCAACTGCATCTGCGCCAGCGACTGCATCTGCATCTCCAGATACCGCAGCCGTAATTAGTACTATACAAGCAGGACTAACCAGTGCCGGTATCAAGTTTGATCCTGGTGCAGGCGGTTGGATACAAGGACTAAAAGATTTAGCTAAACCTAAAGGTATTAGTCCAGTTGAAGCATTAGGAGAGTTGCTTAACACTACCAAGGCAGAGTCATTGGCAGAATCATTGAGCAATTTAAGAAACCGTTTAAATTCTATTGAGAATGAAAAACTTGACGAAAATTTATTCTTCCGACCAGCGGCATGGGTTTTACAAAAACTTGTAGCATCTGGAGCTGACGATGTTGCTAGACTGGCAGGAACTACTGCCACCAGAACAACACCAGCGGCTGAAAAACAAGCTATTCTTGCCGCTAAAAAGATTGCAGAAAAAGTACAAGCGGCTGGTCAAGGTGTAACTGACGATGTTGTCAAGGCAGCAGTTAAAGGAGCAGATGATGTAGCAGGCGCGGCGGTCAGAGGAGCAGATGATGTGGCGGGTGCCGCGGTCAGAGGCGGTTCAGACGATGCAGCCAAGATTGCGGCAGATTTAGAATATCAATCATGGTTCAAGGCTGCACCTGCTGTTGAGAAAGGCATAGCAGAAAAATTTGGTTACCGTGTAGGTAAGATGCTACAAAAAGCCAGAGCTAATAGCAAGATTGTCAAGTATATGACAAATCCAAGATTTTTATTGGCATTGGCTGCATTGGCATTATTAGGTTACACTATCAGCCAATTGGGAGACTTTGAAGGCGAAGGCGGCAATCCAGAAGTTAATCCAGTTAATCCAGTTAATCCAGTTAACCCAGTTAATCCGGTTAATCCAGTTAACCCTGTTAATCCAGTGACCCCTGGAGAAGATCCGGAAGTTAAAGCCAATCTATCTGAATTGCAAAAATTAATTGATAGGTTAAACGGCGGCTGGCCAACTGATGCAGAAACTGCGGCCGCTAATCAGTCAGCAGCCAGCGTTGGTGCTAAAGTTCCAGGTGGAGCAACAACAGGCACAGCTACCAATGTTCAGAGCACAGACAGAGCAGGACAAGGCAGTAACCCTGCTACGTATAGACCTCCTACGGCCGCTGAATTTGCAAAGAAAGAAGCAGATACGGCTAAACGATAAAGTTTACCGCTCAAAAGATGGCAGATTTATTCTGCCATTTTTTACCTCTGAGCTTGCATTAAGTAGATAATTAGTATATAATAGGCATATAACTTAGGAGAAGTAAATGGCTGGACGTTCATATGGTGCGGAAGAAAAGGCAAAATTAGAAAGACTGATTAGCGAAGGCTCAACAGTATTGCGAGAAATTGAAGACTTGCAAGAAGGACTAAAAGACACAGTCAAAGCAGTGGCAGAAGAACTACAAGTTAAACCCAGTGTTATTAACAAAGCAATTAAGATTGCACACAAAGGTGACTGGTCTGCTTACAACGAAGATTGGGAAGAAATTGAAGCAATTTTAGATATTACAAAACGTATCTAATAAGTATTACTATGAAAGGTAGGCGGGCCATAATCCGCACTTTAGGTATTTGTCAGCCTTAAATGACATATGGAGAATAAATGAGCTATGTAGACGCATGGTTTGACCGCGAGAATGACGTTATTAAAGTGGTCGAACGCAACAAAAAAGGCGAAAGAGAATTTCGCGATATCCCAGTAAAACATACGTTTTACGTTAAAGACCCTAAGGGCAAGTTCCAAAGTATTTACGGTGATCCAGTATCACGCATTGTATGTAAAAACACAAAAGAACTACGCAAAGAGCAAGCAATCAATTCAAACAAACAACTGTTTGAGTCTGACATTAATCCTATATTTGTTACCCTGAGCGAGCACTATCTAAATCAAGATGCTCCAAAACTAAACGTAGCGTTCTTCGACATTGAAGTAGACTTTGATCCAGAACGTGGCTATAGTACTCCAGAAGATGCTTTTATGCCGATTACTGCCATTGCAGTTCATTTACAATGGCTGGATACATTGGTATGTTTTGCAGTTCCTCCCAAAACACTTACTTGGGAGCAAGCACAAGAAGAAATCAAAGACTTTCCAAACACTATGCTGTTTAAGACTGAAGCAGAAATGTTGGATGCATTCTTAGACATTATACAAGAAGCAGATATCTTAACTGGTTGGAACAGTGAAGGTTATGATATTCCTTACACTGTTAATCGTGTTACTAAGGTTCTTAGTAAAGATGATACACGCAGATTCTGTCTGTTTAATCAATATCCTAAAAAACGCGAATACGAAAAGTTTGGCAGACAAAGTGTCACGTATGACTTTGTAGGTCGTGTACACTTAGACAGTTTAGAGCTATATCGCAAGTATACTTACGAAGAACGACATTCTTATCGTTTAGATGCCATTGCAGAATATGAGCTAGGTGAACGTAAAACACAGTACGAAGGCACCCTGGATCAGCTCTACAACAACGATTTTAAAACATTTATCGAGTACAACAGGCAAGATACTTCGCTTTTGGACCGTTTAGATAAGAAATTGAAGTTTATTGACTTGGCTAATACTCTGGCACACGAATGTACTGTTTTGCTACAAACTACAATGGGTGCTGTAGCAGTAACAGAACAGGCTATTATTAACGAAGCACATCGCAGAGGTTTCCAAGTTCCTAATAGAACTAAGATGGATGAACGTGAAGACAGTCAAGCCGCTGGTGCGTATGTAGCGTATCCTAAAGAAGGCATCCATGACTGGATTGGTTCGTTAGATATTAACAGTCTTTATCCCAGTGCTATTAGAGCACTTAACATGGGTCCAGAAACTATTATCGGTCAACTTCGTCAAACCATGACCGATGCATATATCGAAGAACAAATGGCAAAAGGCAAATCGTTCGCGGCTGCTTGGGAAGGTATATTTGGTAGTTTAGAATACACCGCAGTTATGGCACAGGAAATTGGAACTGACATTACCATCGACTGGGAAAATGGAGAAAGCGATGTACTGAGTGCGGCTGAAGTATATCGGTTAATTTACGAAAGTAATCAACCGTGGATGCTGAGTGCTAACGGTACTATCTTCACTTACGAAAAAGAAGGTATCATTCCTGGTTTGCTAAAACGTTGGTATGCCGAACGTAAAGAAATGCAAGCCAAACTAAAAGAATGTATTCAAGCAGGTAATAAAGTTGAAGAAGAATATTGGGACAAACGTCAGCTGGTTAAAAAGATTAACTTGAACAGTTTGTATGGCGCTATCTTAAACAGTGGTTGTAGATTCTTTGACAAGCGTATTGGACAAAGTACTACACTGACCGGCAGACAGATTGTTCGACATATGGCTGGGAAAGTTAATGAAATTGTCACTGGAGAATATGACTATCGCGGAAAGGCAATCATCTACGGAGATACTGACAGTTGTTATTTCTCAGCTTATAAAACTTTGCAAAAAGAAATCGAAGCAGGCAAACTACCCTGGACTAAAGAAAGTGTGATTCAATTGTACGACCAAATTGGAGAAGAAGTTAACACTACCTTTCCGCAGTTCATGCTGGACTACTTTCACTGTCCCAAGAGTCGTGGAGAAGTTATCAAAGCAGGTCGTGAGATTGTTGGAAGTAAGAGCTTGTTTATTACCAAGAAGCGATATGCTGTGCTGTACTACGACAAAGAAGGCAAGCGCACAGACGTAGAAGGAAAACCTGGCAAGATCAAGGCCATGGGTTTAGATTTGAAACGTAGCGATACACCAGAATTTATCCAAAACTTCTTAAGCGAGATATTAGAACAGGTATTGACTGGCACAGAAGAACAAACTGTGTTGGATAAAATCAGCGAGTTTAGAGCATTGTTCAAAGCCAGACCCGGTTGGGAAAAAGGTAGTCCTAAACGTGCTAACAAGATTACCGAATACGAAGCTAAAGAAAAGAAAGCTGGTAAAGCCAATATGCCTGGACATGTCCGTGCTAGTATCAACTGGAATACACTAAAGCGTATGATGGGTGACAAGTACAGCATGAATATTACCGACGGTGCGAAAGTTATTGTTTGTAAACTAAAACAAAACCCTATGGGCTTTACCAGTGTTGCATATCCAGTTGACGAATTACGTCTTCCACAGTGGTTTAAAGATTTACCATTTGATCACAGTGAAATGGAACAAACAATCATCGACAATAAATTAGACAACTTGATTGGTGTTCTAAATTGGGATATCACCAGTACCGAAGAAAAAAATACTTTTAATTCACTATTTGAGTTTTAATATGAAAATAATAATTGCAGGATACGGATTCGTTGGTAAAGCAGTTGCTAATTCTCTTAGAAGTAAACACGAAATTGTGATAGTAGATCCCAAGTACACAACTGATGAAATTAAACAACATCACGATGCAGATGGTTTAATTATTTGTGTGCCTACTCCTACCACAGAAGATAACGTTTGCGATGCGAGCATTATTGCTGGTATACTTGATCAAGTTCCAATTTTTATGCCAGTATTAATTAAGAGTACAGTGACTCCTGGCATTGCAGAAGGATTGGAAGAAATATATACCGAGCATAGTATTGTATACAGTCCAGAATTTCTTAGAGCCAACAGTGCAGAACGAGATTTTATAAATCAAAAGTATATGGTGTTAGGCGGAGAAGATCCAGAATGTTTTTGGCAGGAACTATTTCAAACAACATTACCAAATTGTAATCTAATTTTTAATTGCAGTGCCAAAGAAGCATGTCTAATAAAATACGCCAGTAATAGTTTTTTAGCATTGAAAACAAGTTATTTCAATCAGATTTTTGATATCTGCCTAAATAATGATATGGAATTTGATGTTGTAAGACAGATACTGGCATACGACAATCGAATTGGATCTGACCATACACTGGTTCCTGGCCCGGATGGGGAGCGCGGATGGGGAGGGCATTGCTTTCCCAAAGACACTGCGGCATTCATCCAGTGGTCAAACACAGTGGGACAATCAATCAGTATTTTAGAAGAAGCGGTAAACTATAATCGCCAAATTAGAAAAAACACTTGACATAGTCAACAAACCTAAGTATAATCAATAAACATGGAGAATCATATGAAAGATATTTTACAAGACCTAGTAGCACATACACACGCATTGGGATTTATTCCTTTGGTGAAAATTTCAGCTACTACTACAGAAACAGAAATCGAAGCAATGGCTGAAGATCGCAGTGTCATTGTTAGTGCAAAGACTAAGACGCCTGTAGCAGAATTTGATGGCATTTTTGGCATGCCTAATCTAAACAAGTTAGACATACACCTTAAGTGTCCTGAATACAAGGACGGTGCTAAGATTGCAGTAATCAAACAACAACGCAATGGTGAAGAAATCCCAACAGGATTGCACTTTGAAAATAAATCAGGCGACTTTGAAAACGACTATCGTTTTATGAATACTGAGATTATTAACGAAAAATTAAAATCTGTTAAATTTAAAGGTGCTAAGTGGGATGTTGAATTTGAACCACAAGTTGCTAGTATTCAAAAATTAAAGTTTCAAGCCAATGCACACAGCGAAGAAACTGTGTTTCAAGTCAAAAGCGAAGGAACTGATTTGGTGTTTAGCTTTGGTGATGCTAGCACACACGCAGGTTCGTTTACATTTGAATCCGATGTAACTGGTAAACTAAAACAAACTTGGAGTTGGCCAGTTGTGCAAGTTATGAGTATTCTTAACCTAGCAGGTGACAAGACTGTGCGTATTGCAGACGTTGGTGCTATGCAAATTACAGTAGACAGCGGTATTGCTGAATACAACTACATTCTCCCGGCACAAAGCAAGTAATGTCAAATATTCTTATCATTATTGCTTTAATGATAATAGTACCTTGGGTACTATGGAAAATCTTTAAACTTGAAACATGGGTACCACTGCCTATGTTTCAAGTAGTGCTAGGTATTGCACTGGGTCCGAGTATAACAGGACATTATTTTCCAGAACTTTGGAATTCATTTTTTACTGATCAAATTAAGACAGGCCTAAATGCTATACAAATAATAGCAATTAGTATCTTTGCTTTTATTGCAGGCAGTGAGTTAAAGATCGGAGAAGTAGTTAAAGAAGAAGGAAATAAAATTTGGCTACAAGGCCTCAAAGTAATTGCCGTTCCTATTATAATTGCGTCTGTATGTTTTTGGTTCCTATTTGATTCTGCTGTATGGCACGGTAAAGATATACCCCTTTGGCAATTTGCATGGTCTATGGGTGTAGCAACCTGTATCACTGCTATGCCTATGTTGGTAGTAGCCTTAAAACAATTAGGACTATGGGAAACTGCTTTAGGCAGAAAACTATTACTGTTAGTTACATTTGACGATCTAGTATTATGGATGACTGTAATATTTGTTATTAGTCTTGGCACATATCTAACTAAGTCTGTAATTTTCCTTGCGGCTCTCGCTATACTATGGTATGTTTGGCCAAAATTCTTAGAAAAGACCAAATCAAGTAGTTGGCCTGTACTCACAGTATCATTAGCATTTGGTTTAGGATTCTTTAGCGATTGGGCAGGACTGCATTATGTTTTAGGTGCGTTTCTCGCTGGAATGATATCTCCTAGATTTTCTCTAGCATGGAATAAAGAAATGGAAAATATCCAGATGTATTGGTTAATGCCTGTATTCTTTATATGGACAGGATTAAGAACTAATTGGAGTACAGATTGGTCACTAATAATTGGTGCGGCTTTAATCATGTACATAATTAGTTTAATTACTAAATTCATCGGTGTTTGGCTAGCTTATAGAAACTTAGGGATGACTGAGGTATTGTTCAAAACATCGTTATTGCAAAATAAAGGTCTAATGGAAATATTACTAGGAACAGTAATGCTAGGAGCCAACATTATTTCAAGCAACATGTTTGCGGCTATTGTGTTAATGAGTGTGTTAAGTACCATCACTGCTGTGCCATTAGCAAAACTATTTTATAAACGAGAATTAAAAATACATGAATAAAGACTTAACATCAACTCAGAACGACTATGCATATTTTCTGCCGGCCACGTCAGGATTCTATTCATCGTTTATCGGATATCAAAGACATAGATATCCATACGTGCAACCTAATCGCATTCCAGCGAACTTTACCAACGATGTAGAAAGTTTAAATTTTCTAGAACCTGGTGCAGGTCTATTCAATTACAAGTGGTGTTTGTATTCAGCAGGTCATGCCAATCTGGATCTGACCAAAAACGATGACAGAGAAAGTCTGTTTAGGAATCGCAAGCGTGACGGATCCAGTTGGGTGTTAGGTGATTCGGGAGGCTTCCAGATCGGTAAAGGTGTTTGGGCCGGTGACTGGAGAGATCCAACAGGTCCAGAAGTCGCGGCTAAGATGGCCGAATGTGTTGCTAAGGGTGTTGAACTAGTACCGCAACTAGATGCCGCTGGCAATGTCAAACTGGACAAAAACGGTAATCCAAAGATGTCTAAAATTGATCATGTTAAATTGTATCAGGCTGAATTAGATGCCGCACAAAAGAAACGTGAACAAGTGTTGACATGGATGGACGCACTAATGGACTATGGTATGGTGTTGGATATTCCAGCATGGGTTGCCCGTAGTCCAGTAGGCGCGGCGGCTACTAAGATTAGTTCTTATCAACAAGCAGTTGAAGCTACCAAATATAACAACGAATATTTTATTAAACACCGTAATGGAAATTGTAAATTTTTGAATGTGTTGCAAGGTGAAAATCATGCACAAGCAGATGATTGGTATGCTCAGATGAAAGATTTCTGTGATCCAAAAATCTACGGAGATAAAGCATTCAACGGTTGGGCTATGGGTGGACAGAACATGTGTGATGTCGACTTGGTCTTACGCAGATTAGTGGCATTAAAGTTTGACGGACTTCTTGAAAAGGGTCAGCATGACTGGATGCACTTCTTGGGCACCTCTAAATTAGAGTGGGCATTACTTTTAACTGATATTCAACGAGCTATAAGGAAACATCACAATGCAAACTTTACCATATCTTTTGACTGCGCCAGCCCGTTTTTGGCAACAGCAAATGGACAAATCTACGTCCAAACAGAAATCACCGACCGGAAGAAATGGATCTACAGGATGTTGCCAAGTATTGACAACAAGAAATATGCAACAGACACAAGACTCTTCCAAGACACCGTAATACAAGACGGACATTTCAAATCGTTTACAACCAGCCCAGTGATGGATGGTGTTAAAACTAATGAAATTTGTGTTTACGCTCCTGGCAACCTAAATAGAATGGGTAAGGAAAATAAAACATCTTGGGACTCGTTTACTTACGCTATTATGATGGGTCATAATGTATGGATGCATCTAAGTGCTGTGCAAGAAGCAAATCAACAATATGATGCAGGTCTGTGTCCTGCGATGCTGGTAGATGAACGATTTGAAAGAACTTATTTTAAAGATGTAGTCGAAGCAATTTTTAGCACTGATGATAGGGCTACTGCTGAAGCTATTATTGAAACGTACAGTAAGTTCTGGATGGCCATACCTGGCACACGCGGCGCTACTGGTAAAAAGACTGTTAATGCCAGTACACAATATTTTGCACTGTTTGACGAAGTCGATACACCTAGTGCAGACGTGGAACACAGTGACGAATTTACAGACGATGAAATTGATAAATTAGATAATTTAGAAAACGAAATACTATGACAATGCCGGACGAAAGATATCGTGCAGTAGTGCAAACTAAGAGATTTCTCTTGAGACTGTTATCTACACCACGAGTTCCTAAAGCTGTTAAAGATGAAGCTAGGTCTTGTTTACGTCATTATCCTGACGAATGGGAAATGCAACGTGCGGCAGAAGGTGCGCCAGATGTGTTTGCTGAACGTATGGAAGATGTTACTCGAATGTTTAAAAAATACGAAGAGAGTAAAAAGAATGAAGCGTAGTATTGTAATTGGCATGGGTATTGGCAATCTATACAAAGATGTGCTGACTAAGCTAGGTCACGAAGTTGTCACGGTAGATTTAGATCCAACTAAAGGAGCAGATTTTACTTCTGTCAAAGCGGCAGTAAGCAAATACAGTTGGTTTGAAACAGCACACGTTTGTACTCCTAACTTTACACATAAATCCGTTGCCGAAGAGATTTCTCCGTATACTAAAATTGTATTTGTCGAAAAACCTGGATTTAAAGACAGCGACGAATGGACCAATACTATTAAGATGCGACCATTCACTCGCTTTATGATGGTTAAAAATAATATGTGGCGTAGTAATATTGCTGACTTACATAAGTTAGCAAGTAACGCAAAGTCTGTTAACATTAGATGGATTAGAAAGAACTGTATTCCAAGTCCTGGCAGCTGGTTTACCACACGCGAGCTAGCATACGGCGGTGTCAGTAGAGATTTAATGCCACATTTGTTGAGTTTATATGTTGCTATGAATCCTCAATGGAATACAGAAGTTGTTAACGGACAAGCGGCATTAATGCAGTGGACTTTAGAAAATATTGAAAGTACAGAGTATGGTATTATCAACCCTGACGGTACATACAATGTTGACGATATGTGTGTTATCAACTTTGGTAACAAATGGAAACTGGAAGCTAACTGGCGTAGTATGGATAAAGAAGATAGTTCTATAGAATTTGTCATGCAAGACAACAGTATAGAACGGTTTGAATTAGGATGGTGTCCCGAAGAAGCATACCATAACATGATAGTAGATGCTATAACTAATGTAGATAATCACGAATTTTGGCTAAAACAATATTCCATTGACACATGGATTCATCAACGGATTGAAAAATTATGACACGATGTTTACAAACAACAGGGCAAGGATACTTTGAAGAAGTAACATATGATGTTCCTCCTTTGACTGAAAATGAAATCTGTGTACGTGCTGTTATGACAGGAGTATGTCGTAGCGACATCGATATGATGCGTGGAGAATTTGGACCGTTACCCCTACACATGCAAGGGCACGAAGGGCTTGGTCAAGTTATTGGCATCGGCGCCAATATTACTAATGTAAAATTTGGAGACTATGTTGCTACTCGCGGAGAACCTGCTTATGCAGACATATACAATGTACGAGCAGACGAATATGTTCAAGTACCAGAAGCTCATCCGCGTTTTATTATCGAACCAGTAGCATGTGGTATCAATGCTGTAGATGTTGCAGACTGCGACAGACAGGATAAAATACTTATTATTGGTAGTGGATTTCTAGCTTGGGTCGCTTATCACACGTTAACCAAATTTAAACATTGCGAAAATGTTGATGTATTAGGGTCAAGCAATATCGAGCTGTGGGGAGATACACTTCTACTAGGAACCACTGATAGTTATGACGTAGTTATTGACCTATCTGGAAAATATGAACTAGGCATAGATATAAACCTAAATAATAATGCTCTAATTGTCGATGCAGTTGGTAAAGCAGTCAGCAAAGAAGAAGCTCAACAACAACTTTGGAAAGCTGTTACTACTATTAAACCAAGTCCAAGAAATCCAAATTTTCATCAATGTATGAAAGATGCTGTTTGGATGATTGAAAACGGCTATCTAAAGGTTGATTCTTTTTGGACTAGAAGCTATAATCGTAACATAGAGTGGCAACAAGCGTTTGCGGATGGTGCGGATCGTCCAAACGGCTACAGCAGAGGTTATATTAAATGGGACTAAACACTGAAGAACGACAGGATGTCGTTTACTTTACCGGTTACGAAGTTGAACACACAATATGTTATGGTATGAAGACATTATTTGTTGTGGGCACACCGGCTTTAGAAGAAATTCTTACGAAAGCTAAAGAACAAGAAGTAAAACATATCTATTTTGGCACTAGTCAGAGTTTTAATCCCAAAGCAATGACTCACGGAGAATATAAAGCATGGGATGATGTTATCTTTGGATGCTTAAAATCCGACTATTGGGTTAGTTTAGACTTTGGTGTTGAACACATTGAAGGTGTAATTGAAAGCGGTTACTCTGAATATGCTAAATTTGTTCCTATGATTAGTGTAAAGTTGCCTTATATTAATCAACTTAACTACAATGCAACTCTCAAACTTGATGACATTACTTGGGGTAAAACAAATCCCGGTGTATGGACACATCATCTCCACAGCCTAATGAGTAAAGACAAATTTACTTATTGGGATCAATATACTCAAGATACAAAACTATGATTATCAAACAAGACATTCGCCCTAATAAAATGATTTGGGTTACTTTCCGTAAGGAAGGTATTCACAAATACCCAGCGGCCGCTACAGATCCAACATTGGCTACCGGAGACGAATATGATGTATCGTTTTTGGCCAACGAACATCGACATATATTTCATTTCCGTGTATGGTTAGGTGTTACCCACAATGACCGAGACGTAGAATTTATACAATTTAAACGCTGGTTGGAAAAATTATATAGTGATTCTATACTACAACTAGATCACAAGAGTTGTGAAATGATGTCCGACGATTTGTATGACGTCATCAGCAAGAAGTATCCAGATCGTGAGATTTGGATCGAGGTCTCCGAAGACGGAGAAAATGGTTCATTTATTAAGTACTAAGGAAAGCTACAATGGCTAAGAACTACAAGGATTATTCCTATTTTGAAAATCGTCCCGATGTTGTTAAGATCTTTGATGATCTCGATAAACTATTGGATTTTTGTCGTATTGAGATGTTGCCGTTTGATCAAGCGGATCTATATAACCGCCAATCAAGAGTGTGGCAAAGTTTCGAAAGAAGTTCTCGTCCTCGTAAGCCATGGAACGGCGAAAAGAAGCCGTGGACTGGCGAACGCAAGCCTTATCAAGGCAACAAACCACGTACATTTAACTAATGAACGTATTTCTAATCGATTTAGAAGCAGTTGAGACTAGGTACACGGGTCAATGGAAGACCCATGTGCCTGCTCTCTTACGAAAGGAAGGTCACAATGTTCAAGTTATATCTGGGCCTGAAGATATTCCTTCAGCCACTACTCCTGGTGCTTTCCTTAATTTTGGTGGCACCAATATATACAAGGCTCGCCAAGTTGAGATTATGGGCAGGCTATTTTGCGACGGAGCCGTTCGCCCAGGTGATCATTTTATATTTACTGATGCTTGGCACCCTGGTATCATCAATCTCAAGTACATGGCCGAGCTCCTGGACATTCCAGTAACTACACACGGTCTATGGCATGCTGGCAGTTATGATCCTCAAGACTTTTTAGGACGCCTTGTAGGTGATAAACCTTGGGTGCGACACGCAGAGAAAAGTTTCTATTACGCATTTGATCATAACTATTTTGCTACAACATTCCATATTGAAATGTTTGGCAAGAACTTGTTAGGCAAAGGCGGATATGATCCAGAAGCCAATGTAACAGGCAAAGTTGTACGCACAGGTTGGCCTATGGAGTATATGCAGGATACTTTACTTCCATACAAAAATATGCCAAAGCGTGATCTTATTTTATTTCCGCATCGTATTGCTCCTGAAAAACAAGTTGACATATTCCGTGATTTAGCAGAACACTTGCCGCAGTATGAATTTGTTGTTTGTCAAGATCAACAATTAACAAAAAACGAATATCATAAGTTGTTAGGTGAAGCTAAGATTGTGTTCAGTGCTAACTTGCAAGAAACACTTGGTATTAGTTGTTACGAAGGTGCTGTAGTAGATGCTATTCCTATGGTTCCGGATAGGCTCAGTTACAGCGAAATGTATTTAGATACATTCAAATATCCAAGTAAGTGGACTGAATCGTTTGATTCTTATACAGTATTCAGACCAGACTTGTGTAGAGAAATAATCCAACATATGGATAATTATTCTACACGTATTCCACAAATTCGTAAACAAGCACATCATTTACACACAGATTTTTTCTCAGCAACTGATTTATTAAAGAATATAAAATGATACTTAAACTGTTAGAACGTTTGGATCGCAAACGCATCATTATGGATCGCCAATGTAACGAGCCGTTACTAACACGTTATTATTTGTTTTTGAAAGAACGTAAGAATTTTCCCTTCAATATATTCTTACATAAGTTTCATAAAGGCGATCCTGGAGACGTACACGATCATCCGTGGCCGTACTTTACACTAATTCTAGCAGGCGGCTATTACGAATGGATTCCTCAATTTCGAGATGACGGTACTATGTCTTGTGAAATTCGTAAATGGCGAGGCCCTGGACATTTTAGATTTTGTAGTGCCGATAGCTATCACCGCATTGAATTAAAAGAAGGTGTAACACCTTGGACTTTGTTTATGCCAGGTCCACAAACAAGAGAATGGGGATTCCTTGTTAAAGATAAATGGATTCATAATGACTCATACTTATACGATAAACAACACAACGGCTAATAGCGGAACTATAACATTATCTAACACTAGTGGCGCAGGATATACAATTGGTACAACTACTACTACGGGACCAATTTATACAACAGGTACATCATCGACTTGGGGGACAGCAAGCGAAGCATTAAGGATCAATCAAACTAATCCTGCCAGCATTGAGGTCAAAGGTAAGATGATATTAAACGGACAAGACTTAGAAGAACGGTTAGAAACAATTGAAAAAGTCTTGCAAATTCCCGAAAGAGATGTTAAACTAGAAAAGAAGCATCCAAAGCTGAAGAAACTGTATGATGAATACATTACAGCATTGGGTAAGTATCGAACATTTGAAGCAATTAAAGGAGATGAAGATGGAACTACATGAATCAGTTAGAGATAGCTATAAAGAAATGGTTATCAAAGAACACGAAGGCTTTCGCTTGACACTAAAGAAACACGAAGTACTAATGCCTAAAGGATTGTTTAGTATTGACATGGTTCAAGAAAGTTTAAAGGATGGTAAAGTAGTTGATTCACAGGTATACAATTTCTTTATGACTAAAGAAGAATGTCAAGCATTGGCCCATGGATTAATTGCATAATGGACAATGATCAATTACAAGAGTTGTACGACGACTATCTTGATTTTACTCTTCGTATGATTAAAGACCACAACGCTATGTCAGTTGCCGCTATTATGATGGCCCAGGCACTCAGCATTTATAAAACTGCTATGAGTGACGAAGATTACAATAACATTGTTGATAATATCTCTGCAAGTCGAGATCAAGTCAACTCGTTTACAGGATCAGTATTACAATGAAAAAGATTTATTACACCTGGCAACAAGTAGAAGGTGCTTGTTTAGATATTGCTCGTCAAATTAATAACAGCGACTGGAAACCTGATTATATAGTTGGCATCACACGCGGTGGTTTAATTCCAGCTACATTGCTCAGTCAGTACTTGGAAGTTCCGTTAGAAACTCTTAAAGTACAACTGCGAGACGGAGGCGAGTGCGAGTCTAACTGCTGGATGGCCGAAGATGCATTTGGATACAATGCGGCTTCTATTGGAGATCCGCTCTGTAAAAATATCCTAGTTGTTGATGACATCAACGATCAAGGATCTACAATTACATGGATTAAAGAAGATTGGCAATCTAGTTGTTTACCTAACGATGCACGATGGGAACATGTTTGGGGACAAAATGTTCGTATTGCCACATTAACAAATAATTTAGCAAGTAAAGAAACAGTTGATTATTCTGTATGGGAAGTCAACAAAGCAGAAGACGACTGCTGGTTAGTTTATCCATGGGAGGATTTTTGGAAATGATTAAAAATATTTTGAAACTTATTCTGGGCGTTAGTCTAATTATAGCAGTAATTGTGTTTGGACCGTTGTTAGGTATTTGGAGCTTAAACACTCTGTTTCCTATGTTGGCGATTCCTTATACTTGGCAAACTTGGGCCGCTTACTTTTTAATCTTTGGTAGTTTAACTGGTTTGCGTTTTGGTGGTAAAAAATGAACGAGTTATCCATTGCCGATATCACTAGCAAGATTCAACAAGTGACTCTAGATCTTGATTTACTAAGAAACTCAGGAGAAGCTGGACGTAAGTTAGAGATTCTCAGCGAATATAAATCGTATTTGGAAGACGAACTAAAAATGTTAAAAAATGAACAGCGATCAAATAAATGACTGTGTTGTAAAGATTACATGGGATAATCAATCAGGGCACTGGTGGAATCACACATGTGCAGATATTATGGAGGTATTTGGATTGCCAGGCAACAAATACCTTTCTCAACCTACTGCCGAATACATGCTGTTTACTTTTAAAAATAAAAAGGATGCCGATCTATGTCGAATACTAGTAAGCGAGAAATTATAGAAATAAGTCTAGTAATTTTTGCTAGTATAATTGCTTTTCTTATTATGTTTTTTGTTTTTCCAAAACAAAACGGTAAAACATACGACTGTAGAATGGCGGAAATTAGCCCAGACTTTCCACCTGAAGTGCGTAATGAATGTCGAAAACTTCGAGCAGGAAAAGTTTGACACGGCCTAAATAAACCTATATACTATTTGTATACGACATCCACGTCTATAACTCGGAGATTATAATTGACAGATACTAGTAAAAACCTTTCGCAAGTTATTCGCGAAAAAATGAAAAATGATAACAAACGTTTTTGGGCTGGAGATAATATCTCCTCTTACCTAGACGGGCTTGATAAAGAACAACTTATTAACGAAGCAACTGAAGCATTTGAAAAAGTGTTAGACACGTTGCTGATTGATCGCGAGAACGATCCCAACAGTAAAGGTACAGCTCGCCGATTGGCTAAAATGTACTACAATGAAATTATGGCAGGTCGTTATGAACCTGCTCCAGACGCTACAGCGTTTCCTAATGATAGCGAGGACAGATATGAAGGCATGTTGGTGGTTCGTAGTGAGTTGCGTAGTATGTGTAGTCATCATCACCAACCCGTTACTGGCGTTGCTTATATTGGCATTATTGCCGCTCAGAAACTTATTGGCTTATCTAAATACACACGCATCGCACAATGGTGCGCCAGACGTGGTACTCTCCAGGAGGAACTTTGTAATGATATTGCTAGGGAAATCCAAAAAGCCACAGACTCGGAAAACGTAGGCGTATACATTCAAGCTGTTCACGGATGTTGTGAAAATCGTGGCATTATGGCACATAGTAGTTTAACGCAAACTACTGTTCTTAAAGGTGCATTTAATACAGACGCAGGTACAAAGAAAGAGTTTTTTGACAATATTAAACTACAACAGGACTTTGCTCCAAGATGATAAATCAAATTCCAGCAGAAGGTATTTTACTTCGTAAAGATTACGGCGATGCTAAAATTTATCAAATTGTCTGCGAATGCGGAGACTGTGATCATTCACATGATGTGTGGGTAGAAGCAGAAGACCACGGAGTCACTGTAACTATCTATTCTAAACAAAAAACAAAATGGTGGCAATCGAATCGCTGGAAGATCATTTGGACATTGCTAACTAAGGGATATGTTGAACGTGAATCTACTATTATCATGTCCGAACAGCAGACATTAAACTATGCCAATGTATTGCAGTTGGCAGTTAAAGACGTGAAAGAATTCAACAAGCAACGAAAAGAAAAATCAGCTACAGCAAAGATGGCCGAACAAGGTGACTGTGTATGAGTAATGCTAAAGATATTGCAGATGAACTTTTTAGAAAAATTAAGTCAATGCAAGAATTTGAAATTGTTAGAGAAGTTGAAGACAACTGGCTTCCAATGGGTGTAGTACCTTTTGACATTTCTATTAAAAACAATGTGGCCAAGTTCAAAGTCTATGCGGAAACATACATAGATGCAGAAGATCAAGTAACACAATATTTAGAAAGAGACCAAGATGAGTAAGATTAAGATAGCGGAACTGTTTTACAGTATACAAGGCGAAGGACGCTATATGGGAGTACCTAGTGTATTTCTTAGAACCTTTGGATGTAATTTTAAATGTGCAGGCTTTGGTATGCCACGCGGGGAAGTAAGTCACGAAGCAACAGACATTGCCGCAACACATACAATGATCGAGTCGTTTCAAAAGTATGAAGACTTGCCGTTAGTCAGTACAGGATGTGATAGCTATGCTAGTTGGATGCCCGAGTTTAAGGATTTAAGTCCAATGCTTACCAGCGAAGCTATTGTAGACCGCATTATGGAAATTATCCCGTTTGAAGAATGGCACGATGAACATTTAGTTATTACAGGCGGGGAGCCTTTGCTAGGTTGGCAACGTGCTTATCCAGACTTGTTGAACAATCCTAAAATGCGTAGTTTGAAAGAAATTACGTTTGAGACAAATGGTACTCAAAAGCTGACTCCAGAATTTAAAGAATACTTGAGAAAGTGGAACAGCGAAGTAGGCAAAGAGCTGACGTTCTCAGTTAGTGCTAAACTTCCATGCAGTGGTGAAAAGTGGGAAGATGCTATTTGTCCAGATGTAGTTTGCGAGTACGAGGAAGTCGGTACTGCATATTTGAAATTTGTCATTGCTACCCAGCAAGACTTTACCGATGCTGAACGAGCTATTGCTACATTTCGACAAGCAGGATTTAAAGGACATGTTTATCTAATGCCAGTCGGTGGTGTGGAAAGTGTGTACGCACTAAACAATCGTACAGTGGCAGACTTAGCAATGAAGAATGGCTTACGCTACAGCGATAGATTGCAAGTGCCGTTATTTAAAAATGAGTGGGGAACTTAATGTTAACAAAATTTTTCAAACGTCTAATTGGTTTAGACAAAGTAGAGCAACACCTAGCAGAGACACAACTTCGTCTAGAAGCGGCCGTGGATAAAACAGCTGAACATCTACGAGAAGCCGAGAAAGCACGACAGGAAGAAATACAGGCTAAACTGACACCAAAAGAACGTGCCACTGCCCGAGGCGAATCATGGGTCTGTGTATTAGACACGCATGTCAACAAAGACAATATTCGTAACGGATTCTTTGAACTCGATTGGAATGCTTTCTTCATCGAAGACTTAAAGAAAGCAGGTTACGGCTTTGATGGCGACCCTGAAGAAGAAATTGTGGATCGCTGGTTCAGAGACTTGGCAAGAAATATGCTAGGCGAAGAAGGTCTTGACACTACTCGAGGCGCTGGTTATATCAATGTAAGTAAACTTCCTAACGGTAGAGCTGAAGTAGAATGAAAATTGTCAACAGCAACGAGTACATAGACAAATACGATTTTTCGTCATTGCTCACACAGTCCGATGCTGACAGTATAAAAACTGTGGCAAGAAGCATAATTGATTCTGGCAATTATTTTAAAAATAGTCCCAAGTTTCAAACTAAGGAAAATTTGTTTGCTAGGCCCGAACCTGTTTTTCTTAAAATGCGCCAAAGTTTTATCTATAGTTGTTTTATGTTTTTAGGAAAAGAAGTCCGTATTAAAAACATAATGAGTTGGGTTTTTATGACTAATCAACAAGGCCAAGCAGACGAAGATAAAACTAAACTTTGGCATAATCATCACATAAACGATAATGATGGTACTACAGATACTGTTAGTGGTATTTTTTATGTTCATATTCCAAAAGATGTTACCAATTACGATACAGCAGGAACAGAATTTGCGTTAAACTACCCAGATTTTAACGACACTACATTCGTAACACCAAAAGAATTGACTTGGATCGTATATCCTAGTAAACTGTGGCATAGGCCCGGAATATCCGACTCAGATGATTACCGGTTTGTATTTGCGGCAGATATGGAATATTATAAATGACTTACATTTTAGTTGATACAGCTAACACATTTTTCCGTGCTAGACACGTTGTTCAAGGTTCTGCTGATATCAAACTTGGCATGGCTTTTCATATTACATTTAACAGTATTAAAAAAGCGTGGAAAGACTTTGGTGGTACACATGTAGTATTCTGCCTCGAAGGGCGTAGCTGGCGTAAAGACTTTTATGCTCCTTACAAAGCAAATCGAGCAGAAGCACGGGCGGCGCATACTGTTAAAGAAGCAGAAGAAGATAAACTTTTCTGGGAAGCGTTTGACGAATTTAAAAACTTTATTACAGAAAAGACCAACTGTACAGTACTACAACATAAACAACTAGAAGCAGACGATTTAATTGCAGGCTTTATTCAAGCACACCCAAATGATCGCCATGTTATTATTTCAACAGACGGCGATTTTGCACAATTGGTTAGTCCTACTGTAAGCCAATATAATGGTGTGGGAGAATTACATATTACCCACGAAGGCACCTTTGATGCTAAAGGCAAGATTGTTAAGGATAAGAAAACTGGTGAACCTAAGCCAGCACAAGATCCAGCATGGATGCTGTTTGAAAAATGTATGCGTGGCGATACTAGCGATAATGTCTTTAGTGCATATCCTGGGGTTCGTACTAAAGGTAGTAAGAACAAAGTCGGTCTTACTGAAGCTTTCGAAGATCGTAATGCAAAAGGATTTAATTGGAACAATCTCATGCTTCAACGCTGGGTAGATCACAACGGTGTCGAGCATAGAGTATTAGACGATTACCAACGTAACGTGACACTGTGCGACTTGACTGCACAACCTGAAGAGATACGCAAAATAATTAACGATACTATCCGAGAATTTGCTGTGCCAAAAACAGTTGATCAAGTCGGTATTCGTATGTTGAAATTTTGTAACGCATGGGATATGAAAAAAGTCGCTGATAACATTCAGTCATATGCGGAACCGTTCCAAGCCAAATATCCTACTACTAAATCAGCAGTTAATTTATTTGAGAGCACAACATGAGCAAATGTAATACATGTGGGGAAGAAATAAAATCAGATTGCGATTGGAGGCAAGGCCGTTGTCCTCATAGCCAGCCAATGCTAACCGATTATCATTTTAGATACGTTAATCTAATACAGTTTATCAAACATCTTTTTAGAAGAGGCTGACATGGCAACTAAAGAAGAAAAACAAGAACTCATGGACATTCTAAAGTTCACACCTTGTACTTACACCATACAACTATGGGGATACGGTGGCGAATATGTCATGGGTACTGTTGATCGTAAGGTATACGATTACTTTAAACAACGCAGACTCAGTGTAAGCGACTTTGCTTGGGACAGTGATTACGCAGACGAAAATGATATTCCAGAAGACATGTGGCCGTTTGAGCCGGGCAGTTGGTATGAGTGTGACAACATGGGTCACGTCAACGGTGTTGATAGAAATGCCGGAACACTACAGATATGCAACGAAAACGGAGACACTGTTTACGAAACTAGTCTCGAAGGTATTGACGGTTACAGTGACGGCAGTCCAGAAATTGGCTGTGGTGACGAAGTGTGGATCGACAGTAAGGATCCAGGAACTGTAGTGTTTATTGGAGTTAGTAGCGAAAAAGGTACATTCTTTGAAGGTGAGATTGAACTTACACAACCGTTCGATAGTTCAAAATTATGCATCAGCTACGATGAAATCGACGGCAACGAAATTGTCAGTATGATTACGTATGATGGTGAAGACATTGATAACAACGGTGGTAGCACTAACGGTAAAAGTTCCGACTTTGGATTCTATATTGCCGGTTCTCAAAAGGATGGCAAGTGGGAACGATACAAAGACATGGACGATATCACATACGAATTGACCGAATGGTTTCCGTCAACAATCGATCCAGTACGTGAAGGAAAATACGAAGCGGAGATTGAAACAGGACACCAGTATCATGTTTTATGGAATGGTAACAGTTGGGTTAACGACTGGAACAACGAGCAAGTAGTAATTAAAAAATGGCGTGGTATTGCCATAGACCCAGATAAAGAATAAGGAAAAATATGACCGAAATACATGCTAAACCGATTGTAGATGGTAAGTTTTGGATTGTGGAACAAGACGGACAAAAAATTGCCACACTACATAAGAAAGAAAATAACAAGTTTATTTTAAGTAGCCACAATGGTGAAGTAATGTTTAATAAAAAAGACGACTTAACTAAACAATTTGGCAGTGATTTTTTTGTTAAAAATACCAAAGTAAAAGTTACTACTACTGAACCGTTCGAATGTCACGGATATCCAACTAGCTGTAAACCTTTCAACTCTATGTACGATGTACAACGCAAGTTGCCTTTGTTTTCTAAAAGCAATGCAAGTAAAAGTCTTTACTGCGCAGGCCATTATGTTATTAAATTTAACAAAGGATGGGTCAAATCATTTTGTCCCAAGGCAATAACTATTGAACGTAATCCTTACAAAGGACCGTTTAAAAGTAAAATTGAAATGAAGGCGGTGTTGGCAAATGCAAAATCAGATTAATCTAAATCCAATTACACAGTTTATTCAACAAGTGCGCGGTGCAGAACTTAGCCAGCAAAAAGAAATTAAACTGCCTATACAACAAGCTAGATTGTTAAGTTTAGCATTGGCTGAAATTATGAATAAGATGAATCAAGATTACGAAAGCATGTATAATGCTCTTAAACGCAGTGTAGATTCAGACGTCATTACAGTTTCAATGGACGGCGGAGGGTTCGAACCTTCTAAATAAGGATAAATATATACGTAGTTAATTGGAGACTTTTTGTAATGAGCAGACCAAAACCGCGTATATTATTAGAGTATACAAATAAAAAAACGTATAAGGCAGAGCAGATTCTAGAAGCAGATGCTATCTGGGCTGTTTTCTATAAAAACGAACCTTTCAACCTCAAATCGTTTAATAGCCTTACTAGTTATCCGGGACCTAAATATAAAAAAGTATCATTTAGTAATCCTGGACACGCACACAATCTAGCTAAAAAATTAAATTTAACTTTTGGAACTGAAGAATTCCAAGTTGTTAAACTGACCTCGGGAACCATAATAAAATGATAACTCGAGATGTACTGACTAAAATATTCCTACAACAGTGGGGTAAAAGTATAGACGATACTAATGTCAGTATGTATTCACGCACTTGGTGGCAATCTAATCGAGTAAACAAGCAGACTGCTTTTCGATTGAGCGATAAAGGGTATGAGTTTTTAATTTCAGAATTAGAGCTCAAAGAATACGAAATACCCTTTACTGAACCTATCGAGCTAAGTCCACAAACTATCATATTTTTGGAAAGATATATCGATTGTCCGTACTATCTTACCAATCAAAGCATCACTGTTTTTTCAGAAAAAAAATCATTCGAACTGTACTTATTTTCCGACGATATTCGAAAATTTGGACTCATTAAAGCAATGAATGAACGCCAAAAAGAATCGGACAGCAACAAATCTAGTTGACATTATTGTTAGCAGGCGTTATAATAGCTACATACAGTAAATTTTAACCCCGCAAAAACTTTAAAGGAAATAGTATGAGCGAGATTCTTAGCCGCACCGTAGGCCCAAAAAATGCTAAAAAGTCCCTTCGTAAGGCTTTTAAAAACAAGCGTCCGATCTTCCTGTGGGGTCCTCCCGGAATTGGTAAGTCGGATATTATCAAACAGCTTGGCACTGAGCTTGAAGCTCACGTAATTGATGTACGTTTGAGTCTTTGGGAACCCACTGACATTAAAGGTATTCCTTACTTTGACAGCAATAGTGGTAAAATGGTTTGGGCACCTCCTAGCGAATTGCCTGATGCTGAAATGGCAAGTCAACATAAAAGCATCGTTCTTTTCCTAGACGAAATGAACAGTGCCGCACCTAGCGTACAGGCAGCGGCTTATCAATTGGTTTTGAATCGTCGTGTAGGTACATATCACCTGCCAGACAATGTGGTCATTGTGGCTGCTGGTAACCGCGAAACAGACAAGGGCGTTACTTATCGTATGCCTGCTCCGTTGGCTAATCGTTTCGTTCACTTGGAAATGACATGCGAATGGGATGACTGGAACGAATGGGCTGTGGAGAATCGTGTACACAAAGATGTGGTAGGTTTTCTAACTTTTTCTAAAAAGGATTTATATGATTTTGATCCTAAATCAGCATCACGTGCTTTTGCAACTCCTCGTAGTTGGTCTTTCGTCAGTGAACTTCTAGTCGATGACGATTGCGATGTCGATACACTTACCGACTTAACTTGCGGAGCAGTTGGTGAAGGTCTTGCTGTTAAGTTTATGGCACACCGTAAACATTCTAGCAAAATGCCTAATCCTACTGACATCTTGCAAGGCAAAGTTAAAAAGATGGATTCTAAGGAAATCTCTGCACAATACTCGCTGGTAGTGAGCTTGTGCTACGAATTGAAAGATTCCTGCGATAAACAGGCCAAAGATTGGAACAATCAAGTTAACTGTTTCTTCCAATTTATGATGGATAATTTCGAAACAGAATTGGTTATCATGGGAACTAAGCTGGCGCTGAGTACTTATAAACTGCCGCTGGATCCAGATGAAATTGCATGTTTTGATGACTTCCATGCCAAGTTTGGCAAATACATTGCACAGGCTACCGAAAAAGAAAGCCGCTAATTACTAATGTATCAATTGACACCTCCTTCGGGAGGTGTTATAATATATACATACAGCAAATTAAGGAAAATCATGGCACATACTGATCCAATTATTGATAAAATTATTGTAGCCCGAGTGGGCTTGCTGTTGCGTCATCCGTTTTTTGGCAACCTAGCTACACGTTTACAAATTAAAGAAGCAGACGAATGGCTAACCACAGCCGCAACAGACGGACGCAACATTTATTTTAATCGTAAATTCTTTACTCCTCTTACTGTAAAACAAGTAGAGTTCGTTATTGCACATGAAATTTTGCATGCCGTGTTTGACCATATCGGTCGTAATGAAGGACGAGATCGCAAATTGTTTAATATTGCCGCTGACTACTGTGTCAACGGACAATTAGTACGTGATCGTATAGGCGAAGCTCCTCCAGAAATTAAGATCTTTCACGATCCCAAATATTATGGCTGGGGTGCTGAACAAGTATATGATGATCTGTACGAAAAGTACGACGACGAACAATTGGCTGCTCTTGGGCAGTTACTGGATGAACACTTGGATCCCAACGGCGAAGGTAAAAACGGACAGCCACAATATACCAAAGACGAGCTCAAAGCAATTCGCGATGAGATGCGTGAAGCAGTGATGCAAGCGGCACAGGCAGCTGGTGCTGGTAACGTTCCTGCCAGCATTGCGCGAATGATCAAAGACTTCACAGAACCTAAAATGAATTGGCGTGAAATTTTGCGTCAACAAATTCAAAGTACAATTAAAAACGACTACACATTTATGCGGCCTAATCGTAAAGGCTGGCACATGAGTGCAATTCTTCCAGGCACAAATTTTGAAGAAACTATTGATATCTGTGTAGCTATCGACATGTCTGGTTCTATCGGCGATGAACAAGCAAAAGATTTCCTAAGCGAAATTAAAGGCATCATGCAGGAATACAGAGATTTTAAGATTAAAGTATGGTGCTTTGATACACAAGTATACAACGAAGCAGACTTTGATGGATACAACATGGACGAGTTTGACGAGTACGAACCGATGGGCGGTGGTGGTACTGAGTTTGACGCCAACTGGGAATACATGAAAGAACATAACATTAACCCTAAAAAGTTTATTATGTTTACAGACGGTTACCCTTGGGGCAGTTGGGGCGATGAAAACTACTGTGATACAGTATTCATTATTCACGGCAATAATACTATTGTTCCTCCATGGGGCGAATTCGCTTACTACGAAGAAGTCAAGGCGACTGCATAATGGCTCTCAAAAACGGCAAACCAAATCCATTAAATTACTTTGGTATTAGAAGGACGGAGTTTGCCGCTCCGCATTTTAAATATACCACTATAGACAAATATAATCCATCCCTACTAAAATTAGTAGATAGTTGGATTACACATAATCTCAATAATAGATATTATATAGGACAGGGTATTTCTCTGGATAATACCAATACCATTGTGTACAATACACGCATAGGCTTTGAAAGTGAAAAAGAACTCAGTTTCTTCACAATTGCCTGTCCACATTTACAAACGAGATAATTAAGTATGTACTTTAACTAAGGAGATACCATGACTGATAAAGTAGAAGAAAAACAAGTGGCGGAAGCGCCGAAAGTAGACCCAACAGAATTAACTATTAACGATCTCAATGCTATGAAAGTTATCATTGATATTGCTAGTTCACGCGGTGCATTCAAGCCAAACGAAATGACTGTAGTAGGACAAACATATACAAAACTATCGACATTTTTAGATCAAGTAGCAAAGCAAGCCGAAACATCTAAAGCAGGAGCATAATTATGCAATCACTAAAACACGTAGGACGTATTAAAGCAACAGGCAAAAAAGTATTAGTAGCATACAGAACATTGCCCGGTGATGCTTATAACTGCCTAGTAATCGCAACCGAAAACTTAGACGATCAATATCATAACGCTATTATCAATCTTGTAGAAAGTTCTGCGGCACAAGAAGCATACGAATTTGCTGAAGCATTGGATCGTACACAATTTCCAGACGGTAGCAGAATGTTGCCAGCACTGCATAGCAAAGGTCGATTAATTAAAGTTGCAACTGACTTAGTTGAAATGACTCCGACTATTGGTGTATCTATTCTATTATCCGAACTCAATCAAATTATTGCCGAACAGCGCGGAGTTGCAGTTGACGGATTAGCTATTAGTCCAAGTGCTAACGATCAACCTGTTGCAACAGTTTCTGAAGTGGCATCAGTACGCGAAATGCCTGCTCCTGTAGCAGACGTAGTTGTTCCCGGACCAAATGATAGTCCAGAAGCAACTGCAAAAATGTATCGTAGTCAAGCAGATAAGTTGGCTAAAGAAGCGGCAAATTTTCGTCGATTAGCTGAGGAGTTGGTTCCGACCAAAAAAGCTAAGTGATTGACCAGGGAAGGATCCTTCCCAAAGAAGTCGTCGAATGTTGGCCTGAAGTATTTGGAGAGGTAAAACTTCGTGTATTACCCTTACGGTATCTCCATACAGTATTGATCACGTTTAAAGATGGCAAGACTTGGGAAGTAAAAATAACAGCGGAAACGCATAAAAAAGGATGGGAATCGTTCGAGTCTTCGTTGTCTGAATTATTTAAGACATACGAAGAAAAGATCGACAACATCGATTTTAAATTAGATACTGTTCGTATTAAAAAAGATATTGAACGAATTACTCAACGTTTTTTAAAGAAAAGAAAATTGTAAATGAATGTTAAACTTTTATCCTACTCCCAGCCAACAGGTGAATTTAGAGACATGGGTATCTCAGATGCGCAGGAACTCATTGCGTATTGCGCCCGTGTGTCCAATCCCAGCAACCAACTTAACACAGAAACATCAGAGAAACTTATACGATACTTGGTCAAACACCAGCACTGGTCACCCCTCGAAATGGTCAGTGCCTGTATCGAAATCACTACCACAAGAGACATTGCCCGTCAAATCTTACGACATAGATCCTTTAGCTTTCAAGAATTTAGTCAGCGATATGCGGATCCTACTAAGGACATGGCATTCGTCACTAGAGAAGCCCGACTCCAAGACACAAAAAATCGTCAGAACAGCATCTCAACAGATGATACAGAGTTACAAGCATGGTGGGATGCCAAGCAAAAATTCATCATTGAATGTGCTAGTATAGCTTACAAGGAAGCTATTGAAAGAGGTATTGCTAAAGAACAAGCTCGTGCAGTATTACCTGAAGGTCTTACAGAAAGTCGATTGTATATGAATGGAACATTGCGTAGTTGGATTCATTTTATTGAATTGCGTAGTGCAAATGGTACTCAATTGGAACACCAGGAAGTAGCTATTGCTTGTGCCAAAGTTATTGCTGAAATTTTTCCAATGACATCCGATCTTGTAGCCAACTAAAGTCATTTATCTTACACAATGCCTCCTTATTGGAGGCATTTTTTTCTCCATATGCTCGCCCGGCGAGTGCGCCTGCAATGGCAAATTCACTGTACTCACCTGAGGATACAGTACACCACGTATTCAATCGTATCGTGGATTCTTCGTTATTCAAAACTGCTAATTTGGTACATTCTCGAAAAGCACTTCTCCAAGTACTAAAAGGATCTGTGTTAAATGCGGTAATATTACTAACTTGCTCCATGGCTTTAAATCTAGGACTTATACTAGTAGTCATGTCAGTGCTAGATATGTCAACTTTTAGAGTTAACATTTTAGGTAGTAATTTAACTCCACCGTAGCCATACTCTAATCCATTTATAGGATTTCGACTGCGCCAAACATGCACTATGTCGTATTCTTCTTTAACCACTTTGTGATCAAAGTTAAATGTGTCTAATACTTCGGCATCACCGTCAACCACCCAAAACATTGGACTGAAACTTCTTTTAGCGGCAGCTATGTGAGCTTGATGTATACCTGTTACACCATGCACATGTTTAACTAATGGAAATCTTTCTTTTAATTTAAAAAGATTTTCCTCAGCATTAGGTTCATTATAACTGATAAAAACTATATCAAACACGTTTGCGTATTATCCTCGGTGTATTGTTGTATACTGTTTTAAAGAATCGAGAACTGGCAGGATCAAAGTTTGCAATTTCTAATTTGCATTTTTCTTTAAGCTCTTTTCCTAAAAAATTTATATATGCAGTAGTAGTGTCAAAATCTGTATTTTCGTGTTTTTGCTTCCAGTAAGTTGTCAGCCAATCAAAATCCCGAACATTGGCATAATCCCAACCAGTACAGTTAGTCTTATAAGCACCTTCCCGTGCTCCTAATATTGACCATATACCGTTGTCAACGTCAGCACCTACAGTGGACCAAATCAACAATCTATGATAATTTTGCCACCATATTTTTTTGAGATCCAACACCCGCGATCCTTGATCTAACGACATCTTAACGCCTTCACGGAATCCTGCTCGCCATGCTTGAAATGGCGTAGCATTAGTAAAGCTCTCACTGTAGTTTTCATTAAATTGATAATATCGATCATCAAAACAAAATTCAACTAAACCTTTTTTATCATTGGGATCACTGTTTTCATGAGTACGCATATTGTTAACAAACTCACGTGTCCATAGTTTAAGACCGCCGTTACCATACATAAGACCATTGACATGAACTTTTCCGCACCAACTAAACACATGGCTAGGCGTTAGCCCTAGTTCTTCGAGATCAACTTCCACTTCAAGAAAAGATGGATCTACAATATTATCAGCATCCACTGTGACAAAGTATTCAGTATCACTTAGTGCGGCACAGGCCTTATGCGCCGCATCACTGCCCTTTACTCCATGTACACGTTTAGCCCAAGGAACTTTAGTACAGAGATCTGCATAATTTTTTTCAGCATTAGGTTCATCGTAACTGAGGAAAATAATGTCTTGTTCTATAATTTTAATTTTATTCATGTATAACCTTTAAACCGTAATTTTTAAAAACTAATTTTGAAGATATGGAAATTTTATCAATATCATGTTCCACTTTACTTTCAAACGGAATTCGAACATACTCAGATGAAAACAAATCAATTGTTTCTATGAAAATAGTTCGAATTAAAAAATCAAAATCTGTTTCTAATGTAACGAAAAATACCAATCTAGGTGTTAACAAACTATCGCGATACACTGTTTTTACAGCTTCACTTAATTTAAACTGCCAACTTTTATCTTTGTTATTCCATATAATAGTACACTCGGCCTTTTCATTAGGTTCTGTAATCCATTCAAATATATTATTTTTAAAAATATATCCTTGTTCAGAATTAGGAATAACTGCTAATTGCGATTTTCCGTCTGGGTTACGACGATATCCAACAATGAAATCTTTAAGTAACCACGTACCATTAATTAAATTTTCAACTTCTTCCCATGTCGATTCAATACCGTATTCATAAGACTTATTAGCTTCATTACCTACTGAAAGAATACTTCCAGTTTTCTTATCGTAGTAGACGTAGTATTTGGAAATCATTTTACTAATTCCTCAAGTCGAGAAATAATTTTTTTAGTCAAAAAGTCTTTCTCTACATAATGAAATAGCTTTGGTTGTTTAATATTACCAATTACCAAATCGCCTCGGCTGTTTAAAACGAAAGGAACAGCATCTTGCCAAGATATAATAGTAGCGTCCCATCCTTGTATTGCTGATTTCATATGCACAAACTCCAACGGACTACATTTGTCTATTACTGCTTCGTGATAACCAGTAATCTCTATAGCAATTGCCGTTGCTAAGTCCATGCTTAACCAGCTTTGGTATGCGATTGGAGCAAATGTAGTATAGCACCATTCCCAGTTATTAGATACAAATTCAAGGGTTTTGTAGAAGTTGAATGCTTTTTCAGATTTTTTAAAATAATGCAAGGCAAAGTAAGGATTTGTTAAATCATTTTCTACAAATACTTTTCGATGAACAAGATCTTTTAATATTACTTCCTGTTTATAATTTTTAATTTGTGAGCAAAATTTAAGATCATGATTCTCACAATAATCCCACCAGTCAGAAACATCATCTAAAAATAACATATCTGCATCTAGTACTATTGTTTCGTCATAAGGACTTACATGGATTAATTTCCAACGGTGTTCTGCTTTATATTTGGATGCAGGTCTATCACTAACCCAAGGAATTGGAATTATTTTATCAAAAACTTTAGCGTATTTTTTTGACACTTTATCATTTGTAATTAAAGAAATACTACTGACAGTTTTCTGACTACGTTTAATACTGAGTGCAAGAGCATAGGCCTGCTGTATATAATCAACAGACCCCGCATTTTCTGCAAAAACTAAAAAGCCTTTAGACACCTCGACCTCCGTCTATAATTCTAGATAAGCTGTACTTGTTCATTATATGTACATCAATACCTTTAGTTTTTACAGCAATGTATTCTCCAAGATGAGATTGCTTTTCGACTAAAAATTGAACGGAGGTGTCATTTATGTCAACACATAAATCTCTATCTAAAATATAAGTCATTGTACCTGGCAAGTCTAATGCAAAGCCGCCGTCTATTTTTCCGTTCATTAAATGAATTGCAATACTGAATGCAAAATCATTTCTGAATGCAGTGGCATCAATACTGTATAATACCCTAAAATATAACCAATTTTGTTTAATGTATGACACTAAATCAAAGAATGCTTTTGTAATGGAACTTTTTTCAAATACAAATGCAGTTGCCCAATAGAACGGAATAGAATAACAATTCAATCTTTCAAAACAAGATGTGTTTCTCCAGCCTGCAAGATCCATACTTTTGCGATATATTTGAAAAGGTGCAGATCTTTGAAAAGCTATTTTTAGTATATCTGAATTAATGATATAGTCACTGTCTATAACCAGTGTTTTGTCATACGGTGTAATATCGTATGCACGAAATCTAGAAAGGTTTTTCCACTCTAGTTTATTTGCAACGATTGTACCATCGTAAAATAATTTATGATTTGAAGGTTCTGCTGGTAAATCGATTATTTGATCAAAAGGATGATCTGGATAATTTTTCAGCAACCAAGATCTGCTGTCAGTAGCAATACTAACAGGAATGTCTATAAATTTCTTTATACGATTTGCCGCAAAAATTGACAGCTTGATATAATCTATAGCCGAGTTGTTTTGTGCAAAAATTAATGCACCTTTAGAGCTCAACTATATCTCCAATTTTTCGTTTAGATTTAATGTCTGCAAATTTGATCGAGTAATCATTTAATGACTGCATATAAGTCAACAAGATAGTATCGAAGAAAGTTTGCACATCAGCAATTACTACTGGAAAATTGTTAACATCAACAAATGGTACATCGTGCGTGTATCCTAGATCCAGAACCATTCTAGTAAAATTAATCAACGTAGGGTCTATTACAAATGTCCCGCCGTTGGAATAGTATACTAATTTTTGATTAAATTCTTCTAGTACAATTCTACGCTGATTTGACAATGTGGCCATGTAGTTTGCCACTGCAAATGCTTTTTCAATTCTTTCGTCCATAGATAACTCCGTAATGTATATAATACACTACAATAGTTATCCTGTCAATACTATTGAAAAACTTTAATCTGAATGATTAAGCGATTGGTGTAGTGGTAGCACTTGGGTTTGGTACGCTAACGTTGGCACCAGTAGCCCTAAAAGTTTGCACTGTACTGGTTAAAGTACCGTCGACGTTTTCGTCAATACCAAAACCAGGATCTGGCAATGAAGGAGGCGCTGCCGAATCGTCCCACCAATGAAGTGTAAAGGTTATCACATTGCCAGCTATATTTCTACGGGCATATATAAAATATTTATTAGGTGTATACGATCCTGTTGGAGCATCTTTTTCAAATATTAAGTTATCTGAAGTAGTTATATCATAGTAACCAATTGTAGATGTTATACCTGTACCTGTACAAGTTGTAGCATCATAGTTAAATCTGATAGTTCCCATGTTTGTTAACATAGTAGTCCAGGTAGTATTTTTTAATCCTGCCGAACCGCCTGAGCGGTCTGAAGAAAATTCAAACTGGCCGCCCGTATTGAAAAAGTATCTAGCGTCGTTGGCAGAGTCAAACGTAACAACCACAGTCTGCTGAATTCTACCATTCCATACAGTGGTACGAACTTGTTGTCCGAATAGATCAGCTCTAGTTGCTTGGCTAGCTGGAGGAGGTGCTGTTAATCTGTTAGTATTGCAATCGTTAGCCACTGAAAGAAATGCGGCTCTCCAAGATTCTCTAATTTGTGAAGCTTCTGAAGCTGTTGGCAAATCCGATCCTGCAACATATCCCGGATCCTCTGGAGCTCTATTTACAATAGTAACGCCAGTCTGATGTTGACGACATCTAACAATATCGTTACGTAAATTATTCCACTGGTTAACAGTAATCTTAGCGTTTTGTCCAACTTGACTACTAGCTAAAGTCTGTCCGTATCCAGTAGTTCCAGACCCTTCTCCCATGACCAATGAGATAGCCGACTGGATGATGTTGTAATCGTTTGCTAAAATTAATGTATTCTGGCCTGCCATTTTATATCCTTATCGCGAATTATTTATGTTTAAAGTACAATACATTCTACTATTTTGACTGACGCATCAGAATTTGTTTCTAATGCAATTGCAAATACATCTGCGGTATTACCCATGGCAGATTGTGCAGTTCCATTAGGACCTGCAACCATGCGTTGTCCTTTTATCACAGAACCCGTAACTTTAACAGGAACTCGTCCTTTTAGTGCAATGTAAGTTCCGCCTTCTAATTCGCTGTTCATCATAAAAGCTGGATTAGCACTCACTACTCCCAATGCACGATCTCCAACTTTGGATGAAGTTACCTCAGCTTCGCCGCCTACTGATACCACAGTGCCAACTTCATATTCGTTGTCTGCAAGATATTTTTCTGCCAAGTCAGCATAGTTGGCTGCTGTGGCAATACCTATAAAATATGTTGCTTTTAAAGATCCCGGAGTTGTATTAACTCCGCTGATAGTTTCAGTTACTGAAGTTCTTACTGCAATAGTACCAGAACTTGCCGCACTGCTGGCAGTTCTATAGTCGTCAGCCGCTACAAATAACGAATCTGATTTAGTAGCAGTTCCAGAAAATGTCACGGCTGTAACTGTTTTGAAACGTAATCCTGAAGATCCAATATCTGAAGTGTTATCAGTGCCTGGCAATATATCAGAACCAACCAATTGCATTGGTGTTCTTGTTGCTGAAGCTTGAGTTGTTTGAAACTTAATTGTATCGTTTAATTGGTTCTGAATAACTGGGAAAGTGCTTGTACCTGTTGTATTGTTATACACACGTAATCGAGGTGTATCTCCAACGGTATATCCCGAATCTGAAAATTGTACTAACTGATTAAAAATCGCACTGCCTTTAAGTACATAGTCAGCTGCCGGCGTTCCGCCTAGACGTTCTGCATTGGTGGCAGTTCCCCAAAATCTATGGTCTGCACTGGTAATTCCAGTGTCACCTGTAGTAGTGTAAGCTAGTGTAATGCCTTTTCTAATTTTACCGAAGCCATTAATAGCACTGGTATTTGTATCTAAAGTAAATTCTGCCACACTGCTGACTACGAACATAGTCTCGCCGTCAACAATAGCTTCAATAATCGCGTGTGTTCCGCCTAGCGTATCTCTAACACTTCTACTACGCATCTGTGTAGTTTGAGATCCTGCAACACCTTGAGGACCAACTAAAATATAAGTTGCTCCGTCCCATGTGTATAGTTGCTTATTTGAGGTATCCCACCAGAAATCACCAATTGTTAGTCCTGTTGGAGCATTTGCTCCGGTTTCAGCACCGCCTGTAGTACGAAATTTGTTACCATCATAGAACTTTAACTTGCTGTTGCCGCTGTCAAACCACAACTGTCCGCCTAACGGACGCGGAGGTTGTGTAGTGTTGGCAAAATTTTCCAGCAAAAACAGAAAATTCTCATTCTGTACTTCACCGTATCCGGCGTAGTTTTTACCAATCAGTTTAAGATCGGTTGTGCTGTCAATAGTACCATCAGCAACTGTGGCTATTACTTGTCCGTTATATCTATTAATGGTATATGGCATTTCTCTCTATTCCTTAATTACTGTTATTTATGCTATTTTGGCTTAGAAATCTGGTGGCTGATATGTCCAGACTGGTCCAATAAGTGAGTATAATTTTCCAACTCCGGTATCTAAACACCATACTCGTAGTTCTGTTTCTTCTTCGTAGTTTGCTGGAGGAAAGATTTTAGATAGTATTTGGGCCGCTAGCTGTGCTTCAGTCAGGATGCCAATATTCACACTAAATGCTAGTGGAGTTGATCTAAATTTAAAATCAACATAGCTTTTATTAGTGGCATCGGCGGGATTTACAGGATCTGCAAGGTTAGTTATTTTCTTATTACTAACATTTACGCTACCTGCTCCTTTAGGAACTAGAGTAATGTTTCCGTCTGCAATACCGACGTTTACAAATCGGATTGCTGTTTCATTTCCTACGCCACCTAAAGTCAAATTCTGAGTTTGTAAATAGTCCAATGGCCCAACACGGTTAAGTCCCAATGCATCCGTCACTGTCAATCCTAGTGCAGACTGGCTTAAAACTTCAAAGTTATTAATTTTATAAACTTTCGAAGAGGCAATATTGAAATTTTCACTCGATGTCCAAGCATTACTAGAGAGGCTCCAAGATAATAACTTACTAGTATCACCTGCTAAACTAATGCCACCGCCATCAGCAGTTTCATCGGTTGGAGTGTTGACTTTACCTAATTCAATTAACAAATCTTCAATAACAATATTTGTAGTATTGATAGTAGTAGTTGCACCTTCTACCGTTAAATTTCCACGTATTCGTGTATTACCGTTTACATCAAGTGTTGCTGTTGGATTATTGGTATACAAACCAACCCATTCGTTAGTTGCGTTAATAAACAAACTACTCAATAATCCGTTATTATTAAAACTCTTGATTTCAAAATTCTGATTAATGATATTAGAATTTATTTGCAAACTATTATTTGCAAATGTCAGTTCTGTGTTTTGACTTGCTCCTAAAACTAATGCATAATTATTTAAAACTCGGATAGTTCCGTTAACTACAGAAAATCCGTCAGCAGGATCAACTTGTAAAAAACTTTCAGCTGTTTTTATTCCATCATTAGAAGTAAGACCATCGGCTTGACTTGCAGGCACATTAAATTTAACTGCTGAGAACGCACTAGTAAATCCAACTTTAATATCTCCTGTGAATCCAGGAATAGCAGCCAATGGAGTAAAATTAGAATTACTAAACACACCTAATAACACTTGCCCTACATATAAAAATGCCACAGGATGAGTGATATTATTAGTATCGGTGACGTTTATAATTTGAAAACCAGATAGACCTTGTTGTGCTGTATAGATTGGTCCTGCTAATAGATTTGAATTTCCATCATTAAAATACATTTGTTGACGCAGACTATCAATAAAAATATCACCAGCGGCAATACTACTAGGTATTGTTGATGCAACAATTGTTCCGCCAGAAACTTTAAATCCATCGCCGTCGTATACTTTCAATCTACCTTCAGTAGTATCGTACCACAATTGGCCTTCTATAGGATTGTTAGGTTGACTAGTATTAGCAAAATTTTCTAATATTTTAATAAAATTTTCGTTAAAAAGCTCACCGTATGTAGTTGCATTTTTTCCAACTAATGTAATATCAGTTGTTATTTGATCAATGGTACCGTCTACAACTTCTGTTAGTACAGATCCATCTGTTTTATTGATTATGTAACTCATTCAATGACCCCAGTAAAGATAATATAATTAATAGTCAAGTACGGATTCATTGCATTGAATGGTTGTCCAATTGTTGGTGAAATAACATTTCCACTGTTTCTTAAACCCGATCCAGTACTTGATAATGGCATTCCTAGATTTGCTTCGGCTGCACCGTCTGCGCCCGCGCCAGGAAGACCGGCAGCATAATACTGAGCATTACCGCTATTTAAATTATGTTTATGATCTGGTAAATTTCTAGTCTCTAAAGTAATATATTCTCTAGTGGTAGTGTCTCCAGTTCCAGCGCCTAACGTATCAGCAACAATGTCGGTTACACGATTTGCCGGGCCGCCGCCTGCTGGAATTTGAATAGTTGCATCCTCTTTAGCAGGAACAGTATTACTATTGTTCATATTATCGCGACCTAGTGGAAATCTGCCTCGCAAATCAGGCAACCCAAAAGTAGCTTTACCAATTAAATCAGCTGGATTTTTGTAAGTATATCCAATAATTGAAAACAAGTCTGCGTAATCTCCAATTGGAATTTCTGATCCGTCGCAAAACAAATATCCTGCTGGCAGTGTGCCGCCGGCATACGGCATTATTACTCCAATTGGCACAATTGGAATGTTGGAAATAAATGATTGTTTAGATAGCTGTCTTAAACCTATATCTTCACGATACACTAGAAGCTTATCTGTTAAAAACGATTCTGTAGTTGGCGTTTTTCCAGAGATAACAGTTTGGCCCACAGTTGTTTGGAATATCTGCTCGCCAGACGGACTTCCTGCTTGCGGTATTTGTCCGTCAAATACAATGTCGTTTACACTGTCAATGTCGCCTCTAATTTTAAATCTAGTAGGACTGGCCAGCTTGGCAGCTGAACCGCTGATATTACCAGATAGCGATCCAGTAAATGCTCCGTTGAATGCACCTACAAATGACTGAGCATATATATTTCTAAATCTTCTACTGCTAGTACCAAGATCATATAAGTCAGTAGCGTCGTCTGACGAAGGCTGAATTACTGTGCCTGCTACGGGATCTCCGTTAATGTCTAAATTTTGAAAATGTATGCCACCGTTTACGCTGATGTCTCCACCAAACTGCGATTGCTTGGTAACATTTAATCCGCCAGCAGTAGATATACTACCAACTCCGGCAATATTAGCATCAGTTGTGCCTAATACTATTAGGTTTCCATCTGTAACAATATTTCCTGCAACGTCTAATACTTCTTGAGGGTTTGTGTTATCAGGACCCAGGCCAACAAAAGAATTTGCATCAATATGTATAGCTGTCAACGGAGTACCAGCATTATTTAATTTAAATTCAATGTAGTTTCCGCTGGTCTTTGAATATAAAGTTGTGCTAGTTGCTTCAGTTGTTATAGTAAAACTTAAATCGCTACCGAGACCAATTCCTCCGTTGTTTCTAACATTGATAGGAAAATTGGTTGTGCTAGATTCATCTTTTCTCATGAAGTTGGCAGCGCCAACTGGAGAATTATTAACAATTAATGAATCTGCTTTTTCAGCAGTTCCCCAAAATTTAGTTGGAGCGGTTGTACTATTTGCGTCTGTTGCACTAAGGTTTACTCCTTGGCCAACTGTACTGAATCCTGGCAGTGTGGTCTTAGGAGTAAATGAAGCTCTACTGATTATAGCAACTCTAGCGTCTTCAGAAAATATAGTAACTACATTGTGATCAATATTACTGGTATCGGTAATTGTTTCAATGTCCGGGCCTGTTCTTAAACCAGAACTAAATTGTGGGCCAATCAATAGCCAATTTGATCCAGAATAAACATACAACTGTTGATTCTCAGTATCTACCCACAAATCACCTTTAAGACTTGCAGAAACCTGAGGCTCGCTCGGAGATTTTTTTACAGTACCTGCTGGTGTCCAGCTTGTGCCGTCATATACTTTTAATAAATTAACTCCAGCACTGTTATCATACCATAACTGTCCTTGTACAGGATTTGGTGGTGAGGAATTTTTAGCAAAATTTTCTAATAGGTGCAGGAAGTTTTCTGCTACTACAGGAGCATAACCTGCATAATTCTTTCCTGGAAAGACTAAGCTAGTTTCTTGATTTAAACTTTGATCAGAAACTGTTAAACTTGGCTTTGCAGGATTAGTTGTTTCAGTAAATTTGACTTGATATGCCATTTATTAAACTCCCGCTAGGCCGGTTAAGCTCTGAATACGCACCGTGTAATCGATTTGGATCAAACGATTTAAACTTTTTTGTACAGGGTGAAAAATAACATGTGTCAACAACAGACTTTGCCCTGTGGAACTATACGATTTTAATCCTAGTTCATCAAAAATGTAAGAACTTTGGGAATCGTTAGCGTTATCAAATGCCTGTTGACCGCTGGGCTCGCCGTAGTCTAATAAGCAAGTAACAAACACATCGGTATAATTAGTACCAGTAACGTGTCTAGTTTCTATAAAATTTCTAGTTGGATCTACGTTGTTGCTCGAGCGATCATCTACTACTTTAGCATAAGTTTGATTATATAAGCTAGCGTTGGCGCCAGTTGAATTTGGTGTCAAATAAGTAATAATACCAGTAGGATCAACTGCTGTGCCGCCGTTGCCAAACGCCATTTCGTAGATAAATCCTTGGCCGCTGTTGGCAATACTTTGCGCTAACGCAATGCTGATATTTTCATAGTGAATTGCATTACGTTTATTGATAAAAATTTCGGAGGTTTCAGGATTCCAAATTTTAATATGGCCTTCAATATGAATTCCCGTTGTTTCTTTACTCTGCATAATGATCTCTCTTTATTCTATATTTATCAATGTTTATAATGTGCTAGTTTAATAATACGCTATTAATCGCCAGCAGTAGTATACATTTCAGTGATATGCACCCTCACAGACAGGGTGTCAACTGTGCTAACTGGTCTTGCGGTAATTTCGTAGTTGGTGTTTGCTAGTACGTAATCGCTATCAAAAGTTACAATTGGAGCTCCTCCAGTGTAAGTAATTCCGTAAATTGATGTGAAAATTAAGTTTTCATCAGCACTAATAGTGCCAATAATTTCGCAAGATTGTGACTCGTAGCCGTTGGTTAATTTTTCTGCAAACACAAAAAGTTTAACAGCCCTAATAGGTTGATCAATGGTTGTATAAATTGCAGTATCAACGTTGGGCGGTAGTTCTGTGACTCCGTCTCGGATTGTAACACCGCCTGACGGCAAAGTTAATCTTCCAGAAGCATCTAGGTCCACCGTAAATGAGCCAGCGGCCAACTCAGAAGTAGTTCCAACTGTTTGTACATCTGCGCTTAACACACCTCCCGATATACTTAATCGGGCGCCAATACGTACTCCTCCTAAGACTGCTTCAGATGCAGTGGGTAGTGTATATGCTGTGGCACTTAAGACACCACTTGCTATAGTAAGTCCACTTCCAACTCGAACTCCTCCCAGTGTCTGGGCCGATGCAGTGGGTAGTGTATATGCGCCGGGCAAAGCAGATAATGTACCATTTTGGCTAATACTCAAGCCATCGCCAACTCGTATACCGCCCAAGATATTTGATGCGGCTTGAGGTAGTGAATAAATTGGAGCAGACAATGTACCGTCTACTATATTCAACCCAGTTCCAATTTTAACT